AATAATTTCTTCCTGATAATCTCGTAGTTCAATAATGTCAATGCCATTTTCGGTCATGACTTGACAGTATTTGTTTGCAAAGTAGACTGGATCAGCCTTACACTTTGCAATTTCTTCCATCTCTTCAGGCGTGTACTCAAAGACGAGGTTAGCCTTTTTCCAAGCTGGATCGTTATCTTTAAATGGCGAGTTTTTGACAGTTTTAATGTCAATTAGTCCATTCTCAAAATCTTCCAATAGTTTATTAACCTTCTCTGAGGTCCAAATTGCATTTGACCCAGCGCCATCGTCCAAATTTGAGACTTTGGTTCTGGTTGAACCACCAGACGAAGTTATGAAATCTCTCATATTAAATCGTCGATGTCATCAGTAGACAAGGTCTCGTCCTCTTCGCTTTCAGCAGAGATTAAATTGTCGAGGCCTCTTTCCTGCATCACCTGTATCTTTTTAGCTGGGTGAGTTAGGTGTCGAACTTCATGCTCTTCTATTTCGAGCGGTTCGACGTCTATTGCTTTGACTAAATTTTTTGTGCCGGCTGTAACAAAGTATTCACCGGATTGGGCACGGCCATTGCCAAGTTGAGCAGTACCATTACCTTGAGTGCCGCCTTCTTTAAGTTCAACTTCCTGTTTTGCCTTTTTATATGTGTCTTCTAAGAAGAGCAGATAATTGGCTTGAGTTTTAACAACAGCCGATAACTTATCCTGTAATTGCCCAAAGACCTCAAACAGTCTTGGGTGAGTGTTACCCTGATTGATCTCTTCGGCAATCTTTTCAATTGCCATCTTAATCGTATTGAGTTGAAAAAAGATATTTGAGATATTGGCATTATCGAGTGCCTGCTTATGTTTGAAATACTCGTGGCGATCAATTACACCAAGATCAACATAGAATTTAAATAATGAGTCGGTTATTGACTTAGCTTGAGATTCAAACTTTGCATTCATCTCAGCAAAATCAATCGGCGGTGCCTGTTGAATTTCATGTAGCTGATCATCAACAATGTCTTCGTGAGCGGCGTTTGGATTGCCTGAATATGAGCTGAGTAAATCTTCTAATTCACTCTTGATTTGAGCCTTCTTTTCTTTAGAAAAAACTTGTCCTGCCATAAAATTAGTTTAAGCGATTTTCGTTCTTATCCAGAGCCGGATTTGCGAAAATCTTAATCTGCTTAACTGCTTCTATGTGTTCATAAATGAAACGTTCAAGTCGACTTAGAACTCCGTCAAGTACCGGCGTTGCGCCAAACATCTGGTTAGAAAGGGTCTTTTTTAAGATATTACCTTTATAGTAATAGCCTAGATGTAATCTTTTATCCTTTCTATTATACGCCGTCCAATATATTGAGTTTCTTATCATAGTAATTAATTTAAGTTATATGAAGTGATGCTTTTTCTAGGTACTCTCTTTTTGATTTGAATATTGAGAGCTCCAAGCTTGGTGTCAGATAGGCCTTCTGCATAAGTATTACCTTTGCTGTCAGACCAACCGCCACGAATAACTGGAAATTCATCCAGTCCAATAATAATATCGTTAAATTCATCTAATCCGATCGGCGAGGCAGTCGGATCCGCTTTGAGTGAAATTTCATTCTTTTCGCTAAGGATACTGATATTAACTGAATCAACTCCGTTAACTCCTTCGATTACCTTAATTAGATCGCTCTTTGGTACACGGTCCTGACGCTTAAGATCGATAAAGTATTTACCGAGTACGTCGACGATATCGGATTTAACAATTTCTGGTGCAATATCATCGAATGCAATGATACTTACAAATATCACATATTTTGAAATGGTTGGATCAACGATTTGAATATCTGTTGAAATCATCTTTGTACCTGACCGCTCAATGTATTTTAGGAGCTCGTTCTTTTGGAATTGACTTAACTTAAATTTAGAAGTCGGTAGGTTGAAGTAGTCTTCGCCGCTCTTGAATAGTTTGGCAACATTTGGTACCAAGAATAAATTGATCATACGGCTGTCCAGGATTGTGCCGTTTGCGTCTTGCGGCAGATAAACTTTAATCGTTGAAAACATCTGCATTTTTCTAAGCAGCACTTCATAGTTGTCAACGTTAACCAGTGCAAAGTTTTTGCTCGCTTTTGGTGCAATCAATTTAGTCAACTCAAGATTTTCGGGATCAACTCCAAAATTCGGAGGAGAAACTGTGAAAATATCAAAGTAGTCATTCATATTAATGTCTTCGCCGGTTGGTGCAAATGCTGTGTCCTGGAAAGTAAACTGAATTTGACTAGGATCGTCAACTTTAATGTTGCCTGAACTGCCATCAGTTGTTAAGTACTCAACGATAATTTCGGAACCAGCATCTGGAATTAGTCCAAAATTGCCATTGCCGAAATAGAGATCAACTCCGTTTGTAATACCAGTTCTGCACAGGAAGCCTTTACCATTTCTTGGAATATCTAGCAGTGATTCATATTTTGTCCACTTTTCTCCATTGACATAAATATTAATCATAAAGTTATCAATATAGAAGTTGTTGGGATAACCTAACTGAAACGAATCGAAGGCTTGACCCTTTGCGGTAAAAGTTTGACTCTCAATAATTCCCTGTCTTAAGCTAAACACATTTTCTCCAGTTTCGCCAGTTAAGGCTAATCTGATTTCGTCTTGTGGCAGCTCCATTACGTAGATTAAACCGTTTTGTGTACACTTTAATCTAAATAAGTTATTTAAGATTGCTTTTGATGCTGGCAATTCAGCGGCATTTAGATTTGGTTTTCTAACTACTCTAACTTGAGCAGTTGCACCAATTGCACGGCTTGGGTTGTGGCCGGCGATTGCGGCAAGCGAATAGATTGAGCTCGCTCTAGAAGCCTCATTTAAGTTTAATTCAGTAATCGCATCCTCAATGTAGTAGAAAATCAGTTGACTTAGGTTCTCAAATACAATCAGGAGCTGACCATATGGAGAAGCTGCAGTAAAAACTGATCTACTCTGTTTAAAACGATCTTGCAGAAACTGTAGAGTTTCTGATAGAATATCACGGATGTTAATTCGAAGACTTGTAAATAACTTGTAATTCGAATTTTGACTAGACAATTCTGCCATTAATGGGCTTCTTTTTGATTATTTATCAGCCAGCCTAAAAAGAATGCGAATAGGAAACCTACTATAAATAGATTTAGTATAATAGCTATTATATGGGGGTGCTTGGAATTGACGTGAGTTGTTCCGGTATGCTCGCACGCCGAGGATGATGCTAAGACTCGTAAAAACGTATCGAAACGATAAGTGGCAACACTTCTATTTGGGATGTAATCAACGGGTTCGTTGGTGCTCCTGCAACCGAGGTTGAGTACGCAGTAGCGGCCTAACCAAGGCGGGCCGATGGAAGCCTAGGAACAGAAGACCATCAAAAGGGAGTCGGCTCATCCTTAACTGGGCCAGCATGGTTGATCAGCTGACCTATAGTTGAATAGTTCGTCGGATTAGAATAATGTGACTAAGCGTGTGAATGAGGGCCTATCGAAAGGCTAAACGGACAGGGGTTCGACTCCCCTCACCTCCACTCCGACTGCGTTATGGCTATTTGCTATAACGCAGTCTTTTTTTAAACTAAACTATACCAGAATAGGGAGTATAACTTTAGTATGTTGGATGTATTTAGAAAATTGGGCGATCATTCAGTAGTTACAGATCTCGGAGATTATATTCGAGAGCAAATAGCTACGCACAAGGACGTAAAGATCTACGTTGGCTCAGATTCTCATAATACAATAACTGAAACTCGCCTTGCAACAGTTATCGTTATTCACTATGGCAATAATGGGGCGCATGTGCTCTATAATAAAAGTGCAATTCCAATCATTGTGGATCGCTTCACCAGACTGTGGCTTGAAGTAACTTCATCCGTTGATGCAGCTAAGTTTTTAAAGGAGGAGTGTAACATCAAGGTCAATTATGTCGATCTTGATCTTAATGACGATCCTCGATACAAGAGCAATTCAATTTTACGAGCCGCGCTCGGTTATACTGAAAGCATGGGTTTTAAAGCTCGCTGGAAACCATTTAGCCCATTCTCAGTTTCAATCGCCGATTCGATTTGTCGATAAATAGACTATATGAGGAATCTTAACACAGACGACATCTTTCTCCGAAATCTCGCGATTGCTGTCCTAGACTTACTAAACGGCGAAACTCAAATTGACCTGGCTCGTAATAACGTTGTACAGAGCTATGCCGTGCCATTTTTCTATAATTACGGTACAGATGAAGGCTTTCTAAAAGACTTTTATGTTGGACTACCGGATAATTGTCGAGTACCTGTTGCGGAAGGCACTTATGATATTGTGCCCAGAGGTATTGTGACACTAAGCTCTTTTCAGGTAAAGTCTGGAGATATTACAAATAAATTCGTTAGAGGTAACTTTGCAGAAGATGGAACTAATGCGGCTGGCGAAATCACGTATGAAGCCAAGAGTGCTCTACTCTATTCTCTACCACTACAGGTAAAATTTGATGTTAAAGTTATTGTTGATAATCTCAATAAGACCTTCAAAGTTGCAGAATCGCTAATGGACCTCAACTATTCAAATCGAGTGGTTTATTTCCAGTATAAAGGCGTCCGAATTCCTGCACAGATTCAATTTCCGGAAAGCGAGTCATTTGATAAGCAGTATAAATTCACGTATACTGACAACAATAAAATCAATTTGACACTGTCACTAAATATTGAGACATACTTCCCAAGCTTCGAAAAGACCTCGACAAGGAATCGTGCTAACGTAATGGATAAGATATTAGTTGCACACAAAGATCCCAACGGAGGTGTCCTGAAGAGTGACTGGACTGATCAGAATACTTAACTAAAGTCCAAATCTAAATCAAAATTGTAGTATTGGAATGTTGCAGTAAACGTTTGAAACTGTGGCGTGTTTGAACTATAAGACAGTTTCATTTCACTAAGGCTGGTTAACATTGGGCGATTAAGCACGATTGATGCAACTGCGTAACCTTCGTTGTTTAGTAAAGTTAACCGAATCGGCTTAAAGAATGGGTGGTTTTGATTGACTACTGCTTTGGATTGTGCGATACCCAAGCTGTTTTGAGTATTTTCCTTGGTTACATTGAGTGGACTCAAATAGTTGAGAGAATTATCCAAAAAGATAAAGTAGTTTAGGAAGGCATCTGACAATTTAAAAGTCAAGGTCAAAGATCTTTCAAATTGATCTTCGATTGGCTTTGCACTCTGTCTTTCTTGAATTTTACCAAGCGGATTGACCTGTGTCAAGAGCGTGCTCTTAAAGCCAGGAAAATTAATCCCCTGAATTGTCGATGTCATAAAGTCATCAAGATTATCGTATGGTAGCAGTAGACTGCGATAGTATTTTTCATACTTCTTCTGCACAGCTTCATTAAAGAAGTCTGCTGGCAGTTGTACCATAAAGCCATTTTGTCGTGCGTTAAGTATCATATAAAGTTATCTATTTGCGAATCTCGTTTAACAAAAAATGCCAGCTAAGTGCTGGCATCTCTTGCGTGTATAGGTAGATTTAAGCTTCGATGAACTTAAATAGAGTTGCATAGTTATTCTCACTCTCAATGTTTGCTAGATCGCTAAGCTTGATCGGAGCATAACTAACCTCCTTTTCAACTGAGAGTAGTTCATTGAATTCTTGGTTGAATTCTAGAAACTTTGGATTTGGCTTGCGAATTTCAACTCCGCTCTCATCTTTCTCAACGATTGATGGTGCTAATGAGACTCCACCGTCGCCGTCTTCAGTTCCGTATTTTTTAATTAGCTCATCTCTTTGAGCATCAAGTAAAGCAACTTCTGCCTTAACTGTGTTTGCTAATTGAGTTAACCAATATTTTGCAACAAGAGATACCTTTTCGTCCAAGATACCAGTTGCGATCTTTTGGCCAGTTTGCTGATTAACGCGTCCGTTTAGGTCAACATCCAGATTGTAAAACTCAAATAACTTGATTTTTTGTGATTGCATATTACGTAAAAGCTTTATGGTCTTATACTAGATTTTTTGGAAAAAGTTTCAAAAAAAAAAGACCCCAATTGGGGTCTTTTAGAATTTCATAGGTTTGGTAATTATTCACCAGGAGCTTCAGTCGTCGTAGTTGTCGTAGGCTCTTCGGCTGGCACTGGCGCAGCAGTTGTCGTTGTAGTCAATTCAGGTAGAGTCGTAGTTGGCTGAACCCAGTTGGTATCGCGAACAAAACCTTCTTTATCAAGAATTGCATCAATTAGAACCATATCATCGGTACCCCAATTTTCAAGCTCTTCAGCGGTTAAGTTAACTACTTTTGTTGTGAAGTATTCGCCTTCTTCCTCATAAAGGTTAAATGTGCAAGATGCGTTCTTTGAAGCAAGATCGTAATGCATTAGGCGAATTCCTGCAAAAACAGCAGTTTTACCAAAACCAGTTACAGGTTGAATTCTAACTTTCATCATTTTGTGTATATCTTTTTAGTTATTTATCTATTAGCTTATACCGTATTTCGTACGAACAGTTTTATAATTTTGTAAAACCTCGGCTTGAGTTAGGGCTCGATTATACATTCGAATAACTGCAATAGTTCCTTCGAAATCATAGTAGACTCCTCCTAAGTGATCGCTGTGGCCAATGAAACAATCAGACATAGGATATGTGCTCAATCGAGTAGATGACCCAGTATTTACTAAGACTCCGCTCCGATAAGCAGCCAATGATGCAGCGTCTCCACTTCTGGTGTAGCTAACCACAATATGATTCCATTCACCAGTTGGATTTAAACCAGTTGTAATTGAAGTTGCACTATACGAACCCGTATCGTCATATCCTTTATTTACATAGTCAAACTGCAAATAATTTCCAGAATATATGTGTTGGAAATTGTACCGATATCTACTTAGAACTGAACCGGCTGTCGTTTTAGTAGGAACAGCTGGTACTTTATAAACAAACTCCATCGTAAAAGATGAAGTTGATGGACCGAATTGAGATTGAGAATGCGATCCTAAATTAATTAGATCATTGCTTCCATCAAATTCAATCATGGACTCTTGGTTAAATGAAACTGCGTTTAAATTAATGGAAGAAAGACCTTTAGTTAAATCGAATAAACTCTGAGTAGAGGTTCGACTAGCGGATGTAAATACGGTTGGGTGAGATTTTAGTTCAACTTGAACATTCGTAAATCTAACCGTTACTGAGCCGGGTGTAGCTGAGCCGTTATTCATCCAGATTAAGATGCCGACTTTACCGCCACTGCCGACAATTCCACTCCATGAAATTCTTTCTCTAGTTTTAGTAGTCTTAGTATTTCGATCAGCTTCTGGAGAATAGCCCAAATAAGTTTCATTATTAATAGTCTGACCAATCCAAATAAAATTAAATAGTCCGTTCGATTCATCAATTGATTCGACTATTGCTGAAATTGTAATATACTGCCCAGTGTATTCAGAAACATTGTAATAAAAAGTAGTCCATGATGCACCTCCTCCCCACTCAATAGATGAGGTTGTGCAGTCAAACGTTTTAGTTTCACTATCAATAAGAGTATGAGAACCTGGCCAGCCTCCTTGAGATAGAGAGTCTAGTGCCAAGTTTTGAGTTGGTTCACCCAAATATGAATTGACTTGATCTTTGACATCGTATGCAAATACTAAACCTGATGTGGTCATTTTACCGTGTCCATCTTGCACTGCCATCTTTATACAAATCTATTTTTATTTTGCTGATAGTATTCATTTAGTTCGGTTTCGGATAGAACTCGATTAAAAAACTTAATACCATCAATATCTCCGTTCCATCTATATCCTGATGAATCTCTACCGACTGTGAAATCTTTGAATGTAAAATTGCCGGGTCGAGTATCTAAATTTGAATTAATCACTACTTCTCCGCCTGTTTTTGCATAAAAAGCTTTTAGCGAGTCCTGGCCTATTTGAAAACCGACCATTGCCCAAGTTCCATCGTATATTGAAAAACCTGAAGTACCAACTCCCAAATATTCACTATCTTGAGAATCCCTAGTTTCAAATAACAACATTTGACCATTATACCCAAAGAAACTGATATAACCGCTTGACGTCGAACCATACATAATGCCGCGGCGGCCATCAGCTAATACTCCATTTGACTTGACCCAAGCGATAAATGTAAAATTACGAGCGCTTGTATACTGTGGAGTCGTAACTCCAAATGAATCATCCGTGCCATCAAACGTAAAATTATTATTTGCCTTGAACGACATTGTGCTTAATCCAGAAAAGGCTCCGTTGACTGGGTTTTTAAGAGCTTGATCCGCAGTTCTCGTAGTTCCGCCCGGTAGCCATGCAACTGCATGCGATTTATCAAAGACAATAGCAGTCATTGCCAAATACATTTTTACTGAACTTGGATTCTGCGTGAAAAAATAGATAAATCCCGCTCCAGTTGAAGAATATGTAATAGTATGAGTATGCGAAACAAGCTGCCAAGTATTTGTTAATTGATAAGTTGTTCCATCTGAATATGCTCCATTTGAATGACCATAATAAGTATGCACATTAACCGATTTACCGATGCTTGCCTGGTCAGCTGCTTTGACCCAACCCTGTACAGTATACGTTCGCCCAGCCGTTAAATCACCTTGAGAAAGTGCTCCCCAATCAGTAGGTCCGTGAAATCCTCCAGTAAAATTATGATAAAGCATTGCATCAACCAGTTGACCATATGGTCCAGCTATTCTAACTCTAGCTTTAGATTGTTCCTTACCCCAAGTATGTGGAGGTAGTGCTGGATAACCAACAGTATCATAACAACCCCAAGCATCAAAGCCGACTTGTGTCATACTGGCTCTGTCTGCATTATGTGAATTTGTTGCAGGCTCACCAAAGTAACTCTGCTTAATATCAGCAGAATCTAATGATACGACTAGACTTGTAGTATCTGGATTTGGACCGAAATTAGTTGGCATGCGAGTCTATGTAATTTTGGGCCTCCTGCTGAGTTCGGAAAACCGCAAGGTCACGGCCGTCCTGCATGACAAAAAATAGACCAACTTCTGTATTTTCAACAATAATCATTCTCCAGTATATTTTACAAACCACACAATTTCTTGTGCAACATCTTCGGAACCATCCCAACATCTAAATTGGCAACGAGTCGCATCTCGACCAGCTGATGTATAGACATATGATAGAACGTGTCGAGCGGCCCAGCCATTCATAATCGGTTCTCCAGCTGGCACTCCAGCATTATCACCATTTTCGGCATTTGCAAAACCAATTCCATAATCTACTGGCCAACCTTGAATGTATCTAGTCCGGCCAAAGTAAGAATTATCGATATACATTTCAACATACCCAGGTACTTGAGTTACGGCTGGAATATTTTGCCAAGTGTCTTGCATTGACACATTACTGTCGTATTTAAGCTTTACATCATATGTGTAATTTGCATCAGGTGGAATGGCTTGACCATTACTAAAATATCCATTAACTTTCTTTAACCAAGTAACGCCGTTCTGTGCTTTCCAAAAATTGTAACCATTTACGTTAATCTGTGATCCCATTTGACCACTAACTGAATATGGTCGAATCGCTGCATCATACGGTCCAGGATTTTGAGTCAATTCATAATCCGAGACGTTTGTGCCAAATGTTGAATATCGAGTACCTCCAAATTGTTTCCAAACTGCTTGATAATATTCGCCTTCATGCGTGAGACAGTACGTTTGCACCATTGGCCCAGTCCTTCCCTCCGGAAATAGTGCATAGACTCCATCCGGTGCAAGTGGATACGCTCGCTTTAAATCAGCGTATGTTCTAAATCGTGTAGTATTTAATCCGTAACTTAGGCCCATATATTGATATTTATCAGGCCTGCACCAATTAAGGTTAACCTAACGGTTGAGGATTTGGATTAGTCCATTCTTCAGTTGCAAGCAGGGCTAGAATACCTTCGTGATCGTATTCTGGCAGGTCAGTTGACCAGATCGCAGGTCTGCCATAGACCCCAGCCTCCACTGTGTAAGAGCCAGGTTCGCCAGTCTCAGCATTAATATATTCTTCAGTGTAGGTCTCCTCAACAACTCTGACTTCGTACTTGACAAATGTCTTTGAGCCGTCAAGAGAATATCTAAGAGTTTCAGCGGAACTCTCTAGGACTTGGTTAAAATCGACTTGATCAACCATTGTTGCTGGAATGACCAGCCATCTGCGATTTGGAAAATTACTCATAACAGGATTATTTATTTGACACGATAAAAAAGTTCAAGACGACGGGTTGGAATTGGGCCTAAACACCCTCCGTCATTTAGTGTATCGACACCATATCTAAGATAGGCGCCAGCTGGTTGTGCATAAGTTTGATCCCAACCTGATCCGCCACACATTGCATGTCCCGCGCTTAAAGTTGAAGTACAGTCGCAAGCGTCATCATCTAATAGAAAAGAAGTAAATCCTTCTGAGACTCTATACTGCCAAGAGTCTTGAGTTGCACCATGGAAAGAACCGGCAATTACTGTTGGATTAAAGGCATCACCGTTTGCAAAGACTCCAGTTGTGCCAGAGTACATTGAATTCCAAACAGCAAGCGCAGTTGTACCGGTATTGCCAAAATCCCATTTGTAAATATTACCGTCATCATCTTTTGCAAGCAACTCAATGTTTTCTTTAGTTAATCCCTGTGGCAATCTTTGAAAACCATATGGACTTGATTGGCTAAAAGTGCCGTATTGATGTCCAAACGCGGCAGTTTCTCCACTCGGCCAGCCATAACCAAGATACCACCAAAATCTGTGCCAACGACCACCGTCTGCTGAATCAGTGACGCTCTCTAAAGCTGGAAAACGTCGACGATAATGATTGAAATTTTGTGTGACTTGCGTTTGAGTTAGCGCACTAGAATAGATTCTAGCTACATGCAAATCCATATTTGAATAATATGAACGACCGACTTCATTACCTATTCTGAATGTTGATGCGGCTGGAATCGGATATGCAAAATCGGCGGTTGCTGCTAGTTCCCCATCCAAATAGAGCCGAAGTTCATTGTCAGAAAAGGTTCCGACCATGTGAACAAATTTCTTAAGGTATTTCCTAGACGCATCAGTCCCGATATGAGC